AAGTACCCGGCCTTGACGATCACATAGCCGTGCTCCGGATGCTGCCAGTTGCAGATCATGATCGTGACCGGCGCCATGTCGAGCAGGCCCGCCTCGATCTCATCGACCGTCACGTCGGTGATCTCGGTATAGGGCGCCTGCGGGAACGCACCCACCACTTCGAGATTGTCCACCGTCATATCCGAGCTTGAGACGATGTCACCGGCGGTTACGTTCGCGATCGCGAAATAGGTGCCGGCATACTTCGCCGGCGGGGACTGATCGAACTCGGCCGGGCTGTCGTCGCTTTGCGGTATGACGATGTCGAGATCGTGATCGGTGCCGCGAATCATGGTGCCGTTCGCCATCTCGATGGTCCATAGGAACGCCATCGTCGTGCAGTTGGCTTGCAAGTCGGCGAGCAGCGCCGGCGGTATGTTCTTCACGGCAGCGGCAGGCGCAGCTCGGCGAGCTGGACGGTGATGTTCATGATTTTATAATTCGTCACCGAGGGATTCAGCTGCGCATCGAAGCGGCACCAGATGTAGAACTCCCCGCCCCAGCTGGTCGGCGTGCCCGAGAAGCTGCCGCCCTTCGTCACGAGCCCGGTCGATTCATCGATGGTGAAGTCGCTCTGCTCTTCGCCCAGCTCATTCGCCACCAGAATCGATGCGCCCAAGGGCTTCAAGATCTCGCGCTGCTGAATCACCGAGCCGGCGACGTATTGCTTGACCAGGCGCCAGCTCGCCGGCGAATCCCCCGATGCCACCAGCGGCATGTCGAGCCAGCTCGGCTCATCATCGAGCGAGCACGAAAGATAGTCGGTCCAATCGGTCGCGCGAAATGCGCTTGAGAGCCCGCCCATCGCGTGCCAGAAGGCGATCACCGACTCGATGTCCTTCTGCGGCTGATCGCCTGTCGGCGCCGCCGTGATGCGCGTGAGCGGCCGGCTCCACATGCGCTGCCGGCGCTCGAAACCGCCCTCGCGACTCGTGATCTTCACGAGATAGTTCGGCTCCGCGACATAGCCGAAAGTCGGGCAGTTCGGAAAGATCGGCGAGGTATCGGGGATCACGATCATGTGTTATTGCGCCTCGATGCCTGCTGAAGCGATCGCGCCGCGGCCGCCGCCGTCTGCATCTGCGAAGGGCGGCTGATTCGCCCGCCCTGCGCCTGCACGATGAAGTTGTTACTGACGCTCACGTTCTTGCCTGAGTTCGCAGGGATGATCTGCATATTGTTCGAGTCCCCCGCGTAGGCAAGCTCAGGGCCGTTCTCGCCCACCAGGCCGTACTTACCCTTGCCGATCGTGCCGCCGGCGGCGAAGCCCAGCCCCGAGAGCGTCGAGAAGGCGTCCTCGCCGACGCCCGACGCCGGATTGACGCTCGCCAGATCTAGGCTGCTCCCGGTCGAGCCGCCACCGCCCTTGCCAAAGAGCGACGAGAAGAACGAACCCAAGCCGCCGCCGCCAGATCCGCCCGAGCCTGATGCGCCGCCGCCGAACAATCCTGCGAGACCCGAGGGCAAGCCGCCGGCGGGGCCGCCCTGGCCGAAGAGCGACTGCGCCAGGTTCTTCGAGACGATCGATGAAATATCGTTCTCGATGCTCTTCGCCATGTTTTTGATCGCGGCCGAAAAAGACTCGGAGCCCGAGATCAGCTTTTGGAAGTTATCGGCGAACGATGATTCCAAATTGTTGCGGACCGATTGCTCCAGCTGATTCGTTTGCGTCTGAAGATTCTTGATCGAGTTGGCGAAGGTCTGCGTTTGCTGCGTGAGCTGCGGGATGCCCGAGCTGTCGGCGATTTGTTTCTCGCTCGCGTAGATCTGCTGAAGGTCCGCGATCTCCTGCTTGTGAGCGGCGTCGAGCTGCTGCTGCGCCTGCAAATCGGTGATCGTGCCCTGGGCCTGCTTCAACGCCACGTCGGCCGCGATCGTCGCGTATTGCTGCTCGATGATGGTGGCCTTTTGGACTTCCTCGTTGTAGGCAGCCTGGGCCAGCTCGGCTTGCTTCAACGCATCGAGCTGGGCTTTCTGCTGATCGGTCCCAGCGGCCGCCGTGTTTTTGATCAGCAGCTTATTGTTGAAGTCGAACGCCGCCGCGGCCGCCTGCGTGAGATGGCCGGAAAGCTGGAGTAGCTGCTGATCGATGTGAAAGAACGCCTGATCGTTTTCGAGTCGCAACTGCTGGAGCGCGAGCGCCTCGATCTTGCTGCGTGCCACATCGCCGGCGGCGCCCATGCGATCGAGTTCCTGGCCGAGCGTGCCGGTGTGCGTCGCGAAAGTGATCGCCGCGGCGCTCGACTGGCCGAACTTTAGAATCTGCTCCTGCAATTTGTTGGTGTACTCATCGACGGCTTTCGTGTCCTGCTTCGTCTGAAGAGCCTGGGCGTTCGCGCGAATCGAGGCAGCGAGCTTGGCGCCCTCATCGCCGGCTTTTTTCACCGCGTCGGCCAGCGGACCGAATTGCAGCTTGTAGCTGACGAGCGCCGCGCCGCCCAGGCCGAATGCCGCGGCCTGATCCTTCAAGCCCGCATCGAACTTCTCCAGTTCCTTCACCGCTGAATCGGACTCGGCGAGTGCGGCGAGATTCGGCGCCGCCTCTTTGATCTTTTGCGCGCTCGTCTTGACGATCGAGAGTTCCTGATCGGTGCCCGCTTCCCAGATCTCGGTGATGTCGGCCTGGGCCTGCTTCGTCGTCGCGACGTTGTCGGCGTTCGACTGCTTCCAGATCGTTGAGGCTTCCGAGAAGTTGCCCTTGGCGACAGCGACGGCCGCGGCGCCCACCGCGCCGATCGATTGTCCGAGCTTGGTGAACTCAGCCTTGGCCTCGATGACGGCCGAGGCGATCACCTTCACCGCTCCGACGATCACGCCGGCGACGGTCGAGAACGCAGCGCCAGAGCTTGCCGATCGGGTGAGCTGATCGGCGAGCGTGTTGAGCACGGGGAGCAGCTGCGCGGCGAGCTGATTGCCGAAGCCCTCCGAGAGCGTCGCTTTGATCACGGCGAATTTCTGGCTGAACTCTTCGGCCGCTTGCGCGAGATCCTTCGAGACCGTGATGCCGGCCGCGGCCGCTGCATCCTTGAAGGCGTTCAGGCCCGCCGAGCCCTGATTCAAAACGGGGATGAGCTGCTGGCCCTGACGCCCGAGCAGCTGGATCGCGATCGCCGTTTTGTTCGGGCCGTCCGCGAAGCCCTGAAACTTATCGGCGATCTCGCCCAAGATCACGCCGGCGTCTTTGATGTTGCCGTTCGCATCCTTCACGTTGATGCCGAGCGCGCGGAACGCCTCGCCCGATTTACTGGTCGCGTTGCCTGCCGCTTCGCTCAATTGCTGGTTGAGCTTCTTGAGCGAAACGCCGAGCTGATCCTGATCGATGCCGGCGGCCGCGGCCGCGAGGCGCAAGCTCGACAGCGATTCGACGCCGATGCCGGCGGACTGGCTCAAGCGTTCGAGGGATGCCGCGCTCTCGATCGCGTGGGCGGAGAATTCCACCAGCGCATCGACCGACAGAGCCGCCGCGAATTTATCCGCGATGCCAGAGAGCAGATCGTTTTGATCCTGCTGAAACTTCTGGAGCTTGCCGGTGGCCTGATCGAGCGCCTTGATGTACTGACTATTGTCGGCCTGGAGGCGCGCGACGAGTGTGGCGAGATCCGTCATCCGCGCCGGCTCATCATCGAGAGCCGCTTAGGCGCGCCCTTGCGAACGGCCTGGCTCTTGAGCAGATGGTAGAACGTGAGAGCGTTGCGGCGCTTGACATCGATCTCGGCTTCCGCCGGTTTAAACATGAAGTCGGCCGGGTTCAATTTTTTCGGGTCCTTCACGTGAGGCTTGAGCACCTGGACGGCGAGCATAGCCGCGTGCATGTTGTCGCGGAAGGGTCCCCACGGCTCCTGTGCCCAGTATCGTGCCCATCGATCAAGCTCCCTCGCCGGCATCTCGTCGATCTCGATGAGATGTTTTCCCAAAAGCGCCGCGACTCTAAATCGGAGCAGCTCCGCGAAACTTAAGTGAGCGCCGGCGCGTCCGCTTTTTTTTCGTCGGGGTCCTCATCGCTCAGCCGCAGGATCTCGGCCGACATCCGCTTAGCGAATATGTTGGGCTCCTCCGCGAGTTCCTTGAACGTCATCTTCGGCTCGACGGAACCGAGCGATGCCATCATGAGATCGGCATCGTGCGGCTGCTCCTTCATCGCCTTGCGGACTTCGCCCATCTGCTTCGCCGTCAGCTCGCTAACCGTGAAGGATCGGCCGCGGATCGATATCGAGTTGGTCCGCAGTGTCACGAGGTGTACTCAATGGGCCCGGAGATCTTGGCCGTGAAAGTCACTTCGTTCTGCTTGGTGATCGAGGGCGTCACTTCCCAGCTGAGCATCGCGGCGTTGAAGGCGAACAGCGCGAAGGGCGAGTCGGTGCCCATCTGCACCTGGAAATTCTTATTCGCTTTCGATTTGCAGGCGGCGATCAATTCGTTTTGGATCGTCTTGTCATCGCTGCCGATCACTGCGAAGTTCGCCTTGAGCGTGATGACGTTGCCATCGGAGAGACCGGGGATGTAGTGCTTCGATCCCTGGTTGCAGAACGTGGTCACATCGACCTGGTCGTTCTTCTCGCCGAGTGAGCCGATGTCCGACACGGCGCAATAGG